CAGCCATGTAATAACGTATTCTTCGTCCAGGATACCGTTTTCGTAATCTTTTAATAAAGAGCTGAAAGTCTCTATAGTGTAATGATCTATCGCTTGGGAGATGTGCATCGTCATAAGTGAGAGTTATAAAACAATTTTGTGTATGCATTTGTGCCTCATGCATACATCTAATAGCCCACTGGCGTGAGCGTTCCAATCTGCAGCCAACACATTGGCCGCAGGGTAAAGATAATGATTTAACAGTGTCATGTCTTTTAGATTCATAAAAGACAATTGACCCATCAGCGCATTGATATGCGCTTAAAGGATAATAACAAGGCATGTGAGGTACCCATATTTAGTTAATTAAAGACGCCAGCCACCACGATGTGGGGCTTTTTGCATATTTGCTGCTTTTGTACGTTTAGCGGTTCGGCGGAAAGTCTTTGCCGACTTGCGCTTATTTACAGGTTTTCTATACATCATTTTTAGCTCCTCGGTTGACTAACATTTTCGGTTTGGTGTCACCTAGCACAGTTACATCAAGTAATGCAACTGTGCTACGGCTTATTCAGCCGCCTTTTCAGGTGTGACTTTCGCAGCTTCTACGACTTCGGCAGCTGCTTTTTCGACCAGACCGAGGTCCTCGGCTTCTGGTCGATTTGCTTCATTATTGAGAAACTCAATTAATTTCGCTGGGTCGTTATCAAAACGAGCCCTAATTTGGGCTGGCAAGCCATCAAATTCATCTTGAGCCGCAATAACGCGGTTCAAAGCGGTATGATAGTCACTAATACCGCTAAAATCGCCGTAACGAGGCGATAATGGGGCTTCCGGAAGGATCCCCGTAATACTAAACTTTTGAAGAATGGTGTTAATATCACATTCTTCCTTAAAATGCTGCTGAGCCAGTGAAGGCTCCTCACAAGCCAACCCTGACTCATTTGACGCAGCATCCGTATCATAGTTATAAGGTGTACGTAAAAACACTTCGTGTTTTTTAATCATCACTTGCTCCTATATTTCATATATTTATCGCGAATATATTGCTCTACTCTCGATGGGGTTGGAAATTTACTCTTTAAATCGCGATACCACCATGGATCACCAGATGGCGCGATATTTTCTTTAATATTTACAGTTTCAGCTGCAGTTTTACCTGTCATCGCTGAAGACTGACCAGTTTGAGCTTTAGTTAACTTAATCTGCTCAAGAATATGGTTAAGCGTAGCTTCCAAATTCTTTTGAGTTTGTGTACTTACTTTTGTATCCTCTAATATTTTTCCAATATTAGCGGCAGTTTGAATTGTATCTGCTTCAGTTTTAATAGTCTGAGCATTAGTACCAGTTGTTGTTGCTTCTTTCATATCTAAATCAGCTGCAGTCATAGCTGCAGCTTGTGCTCCAGCTAAAGCTGAACCAATAACATTTCCTACTTTAGCAGTAGTAATCTGTCCCATAGCTCCACTAGGAGTACCAGCTCCACCTTGAGTGTATGCAAGCATGGGATTTAACCCAGCTTTTTTCATATCTTCAACAGCTGTCTGGTACTGCGTCTCACGCATACGCTCTTGAAAATCCATCTGACGCTGAGCTTGTTCAGCACTAGCAGCATTCGAAGCTTGTGCTATATCCCAGCTCTTTTGGTTAGTTTGCTGCTGACCAATAAAGCCTAAAAGGCCGCCGCCCAACGCAGCAATATTAGAACCAGTAAAAAATGACATATTAGAAATGATCAATTAAGCCGGGTACACTGTACATCGGCATAGGACGTGCTTTTTTGCAATCAAAAAAGCTATCAAAAATAAACTGTTTGCCGTTTGCTGCAGCACCAACTGCAACAATACGGTCAACAGGAGGAGTATCTTGAATAAACGTAGTATTAAGAGTTGGCAACGTTGTAAACTTTTGTGCCAAATGCCAATTATCTATTGTTCCTGCTGCCGTACTTCTAAACAATCCTGAAATTCGGCTTGGATAATATCTATACTCAGCCCAACGTTCTTGGTAACCAAAAACGTTATTATCACCAGAATCACCACGAACATAAATTTCCTTATTCAATACAGCTTGTTCACCAAGTGTCGCAAAAGCTGGGAAATAAAAATCATAACGTGTTGATCTGGACCACATGCGTGCAAGACCTTGTTGGTAAGTAAGGTCTGCACGTACTGCAACCATACCAAGAATTACACCATGTTCAGTAGCCGAATAAGTAAAGCCATGATTGTGAGCCAAGGCAGTACCCATAGCAGCAAGTGTGCCCAGAGGGGTAGTAGTTCCACTAGCAGAAGTACCTGACGTTTGAGCGATCGGATTAATATTAATATTGGACGTTCCGCCCCCGATGTATTCGGGACGCTGTAAGCGAGCATCAGGAGAAATAACACCAAAATGTGCCCTAATAATTTCAGTATAACGCGTACCTCCGCGTGCATCACGCTCAAGAAGCTTCTGAATTTGAAAAGACTGCCGTAATTGGTTAATAGTAGCTGCTGTAGCTTGTGATAGATCTGCATATAGTCCTGACACTCCTGAAGTAACAACACCTACTGATACAGATGGAAGTCCATACGATCCCGAACCCGCAGTACCGGGATTCGTATTGTATGAGCCTGTCGTTGCAGTTAAAACACTTGTACTAAAAGTTTGAGCACCTAAATCCGTAGTTCCATCAGTTAAACCTAATGCTTTACCTGTACCATATACTGGTGCAGTTGTTCCCAAAGGCAACGTAACAGACGTTCCCTTTTGAGGCCAAGGTAATGCGCTTGTAAAATAATCTTTTCGCTTTCCGCGACGAAGTAATGTGTAGTTTGCAACATTGTCTGGGCCATCTCCTGTATCTACAGTCACCGAATTTTGTAAATTCTCATCCCTAAACCATTCATTCCAAATCAAGTTATACGCACGAGGCCAAAAAGCGCAGTGGGATACCGTTCCAGTATTGGACAACTGTCCCACTGTGGGTAAACCCATATAATCTTGTAACGATCCTATCGCGTATCCGCCTGTTGGCGATACTTGTTGGGGTACAACATATGAAATCGAACTATCTGGGTTCGCTTGTTGACCCATAAACTTTTGCCAATTAGACCAAATTAAGCGATTTGGTACAAAGAAAAAGAAACTGTCCAAATGCATGTTATCCATGATTGGATTAATTGGCGTACTAAGACGGGCAAATGCCGTCATATTCAACCGAAATGTATCACCGGGAAGCATCTCATCTACATATACTGGTACTAAATAACCAGCGTCAAAGGTAGTTTTATGAGTACTTTGACAATCAAATGACGACCGAGGAATATCGGCCTTTGGAATCATCGTAAATTGATGAATATCTACTGATTGATTACGGTGCATTTTATCGGGCTCCTAAGCTAATTCCGCCCCAGCTAAAGCTGAGGCGGCTTGTTTTTCATTCCTGAATCTTAACTTGTTTACCCAAGGATAACAACTTGGGTGCATCATGTAAAGTAAAAAGTCCAGTATTATCATCAAATTCACCCAACTCATATAAATCAAAATCGTCTGGGTGGTTAAATAATTGATTTTCTGGATCTTTTCTATTTACTTCATCTGAAAAGCTGCGGATAGCAACGCCAACAGATGGTACAAACATTGGTCGACCATAAGCGTCTGCTGCCCGGTCTTTTACAGAACATAATACTAATTTCATGTGAGGCTCCTAAGTGAGGTTACGTTTTAACTTCTGAAGTTTTGCTTTGGCTACTTGCTCTTTTACAGCAAGTCTTTCCAAAGTATTGTCTTCGTGCCTAAGTTTAGCACTTTTTTCACGAATGTAAAGCAGTTCGTCAAACTCATATGGATTATCTATTTTATATTTTTTATCATAGTATTTTGGAGGTTTGACTTTTTTTCCACGAACTACAACATAGTCGTGTGGATATACATCGGAAGTATATTGCTTATACCATTCGTATCCTATTCCGGGTTTTAACGACATTTTCGTAAACTCCGGTGTTCTATTGGTAATTTCCCCAGTATCTGGGTCAATTTCTTGATAATGCTCTGCAGCATTTTTACCCGTAACCTTTTTCATAATGTATCGAGCCACGTAGGCCGCTGACTCGAAAGTAACGTCTCCAATGGAGGAATAACCAAATGGCCAGAGTAATTCAAGGTCTTGGGATCGATATAAGAGAGAATTAGCGGAAGTCCGTTTCCATAGTTTCTTATCATCGAAATCGAGTCCAAAGATACACGCATGCCAATGCGGACGCCCAAAGTTTTCACCATATTCTCCAGCCATGTAATAACGTATTCTTCGTCCAGGATACCGTTTTCGTAATCTTTTAATAAAGAGCTGAAAGTCTCTATAGTGTAATGATCTATCGCTTGGGAGA